GCCATTGAGTACAATATAAATATCTAATGCAATCACCATTTTACTTTATCACTAAACCACTTAAGGGGAAGAGATACAACAACACCAAGGATATTGGTGGTATCGACCTTATTATAAGCACTTCAGAAGAAGACCATAGGTTTTCAAATAGAGAGGCAGAGGTTGTCGAGATACCACTAGGATATGAAGGGCCTATCAAGCCCGGGCATAAGCTACTTGTACATCACAACGTATTCAAGTTCTACAACGACATGAAGGGTCGCCGCAAGAGCGGTAAGAGCTTCTTCAAAGAAGATTTATTTCTTATTGAGCCCGATCAGTTTTATATGTTCCATGATGGAGAGTCTTGGATGGCCTACGACAAGTACTGCTTTGTTGAGCCTGTCAAACCTGAGGAGTCGTACATCTACAAGCCATTAAGCGAAGAGCCACTGATGGGCATTATGCGCTATCCAAACGAGGCGCTTATAAAGGCCGGAGTAAAGGCCGGAGATAAGGTGTGCTTTAAACCTGAGAGTGAGTATGAGTTTATCGTAGACGATGAGAAGCTATACCGTATGTATGACCATCAAATCACAGTGAAATTATGAGTAGAGAGAAAGACTTAAGACGTAATATTATTGAGGCAGGATACAGAGCCGTTGAGCAACTCATCAAGGTTGCTAAAGAGGATATCATTAAACCTGATCCTGAGGATGACTTATCAGTGGACAAATTAAAGAACGCTGCTGCGTCAAAACGATTAGCTATATTTGATGCATTCGAAATTCTAAATAAAATCGAAGCCGAGAAGGCTATATTGGAGGAGGTAAAAGATGAATCACCAAAGCTTGACATTAAACAGGGATTCGCAGAGCGAAGAGCTAAATAGGTTATATACAGTCGTAAAAGGCCACATACCAAAAGTAGTTTTTGAAAGAAAGAATCGCAACAACAGTTGGTTGCATGGTTATAATGACCAATACGATGTTGTTATATTGTCAAAGACAGGTAGAATAGGCGAGATATACAACATCAATGGTGTTTATATCGCGCTACCTGACGTTCCAAAGAACTGTCATAGCAGAAGCACAAAGTCATCTGAGCAGTATTGGCAGAGAGAAGATATACCAAAACAGTTGGGTCGCATTCAGTCAATCTTCCAATGGCATGAGATGCCTAAAGAGTTCAAGGCGCAATACGTTGACTACATAGAGCAAGAGTTTGATCGTAGAGATCAGGGGCATTGGTTTATGAACAATGGCACTCCTACATATATGACGGGGTCCCACTATATGTACCTTCAATGGTCTAAGATTGACGTCGGATACCCTGACTTTCGGGAAGCAAATCGCATCTTCTTTATCTATTGGGAGGCCTGTAAGGCTGACTATAGAAGCTTTGGTATGGTATATTTAAAGATACGTCGTTCCGGGTTCTCCTTTATGTCATCATCAGAATGCGTGAATATTGCAACTCTCGCTAAAGATTCACGGGTTGGTATCTTGTCAAAGACAGGTTCCGATGCCAAGAAGATGTTTACGGACAAGGTTGTGCCCATCAACAGTAACTTGCCGTTTTTCTTTAAGCCGGTGATGGATGGTATGGATAAACCAAAGACAGAGCTTGCCTATCGTGTTCCTGCTTCCAAGATCACCAAAAAGAATATGCATGAGATTGATGAGGATGGCGTAGACGGCCTTGACACAACAATAGATTGGAAGAACACAGATGAGAACTCTTACGATGGTGAGAAACTATTGTTTTTAGCACATGACGAGAGCGCAAAATGGACTAAGCCAAATAATATCCTGAACAATTGGCGTGTAACCAAGACGTGTTTGCGATTGGGTTCTAAGATTATCGGTAAGTGTATGATGGGTTCGACATCCAATGCATTGAGCAAAGGCGGTCAGAACTACAAAGACTTGTATGAGGATTCTAAGCCGTCTACACGAAATGCCAATGGTCAAACAAAGTCGGGACTTTATGGTCTATTCATCCCGATGGAGTGGAACATGGAGGGCTTCATTGACCTTTATGGTATGCCTGTATTGCGTAAACCAAGTGCTCCTATCAAAGGAGTTGATGGGAATATGATTGTTAATGGGGCCATTGACTATTGGGAGGCAGAGGTTGACTCATTGAAGAACGACCCTGACGCACTTAACGAATTCTACCGTCAGTTCCCAAGAACAGAGTCGCACGCATTTAGAGATGAAAGCAAGGCTGCTCTATTTAACTTGACTAAGATATATCAGCAGATTGACTTTAATGATACATTGATTAAAGAGCACCACTACACTAGAGGCTCATTTAGTTGGAAGGATGGCATCAAAGATACGCAAGTGATATTTACTCCTGATCGAAGGGGAAGGTTCTTGATAGCATGGGCTCCTGCAAGGCATTTACAAAACCAAGTATACACAAAGAACGGCATTAAGTATCCCGGAAATGAACATATTGGTGCCTTTGGCTGTGACTCATATGACATCTCAGGAGTTGTGGTAGGACGTGGTTCAAATGGTGCACTGCATGGTCTAACCAAATACCACATGGATGAGGCGCCTATAAACCAATTCTTCTTAGAATACATTGCGCGTCCTCAGACTGCTGAGATATTTTTTGAGGAGGTATTGATGGCCTGTGTGTTTTATGGTATGCCAATTTTGATTGAGAACAACAAACCTCGTTTGCTGTATCACTTTAAGAACAGAGGGTACCGTGGTTTCTGTATCAATCGTCCTGACAAGGTGTACGCTAAGTTGTCTAAGACAGAACGTGAGTTAGGTGGTATACCAAACTCATCAGAGGATGTCAAGCAGGCGCACGCTGCGGCTATTGAAAGTCACATCGAGAAGTACATCGGTGTTAGAGAAGATGGGGAAATGGGATTTATGCCGTTCAACAAAACACTAGAGGATTGGGCTAAATTCGATATTAGCGACCGTACAATGTTTGATGCGACAATTAGCTCAGGATTGGCTATTATGGCTTGTCAGAAGCACTTATATCAACCTGAGGTAAAAGAGTCAAAAATAAGCATTAAATTTGCTACATATAATAATAAAGGGAATATTAGCTCCTTGAATACATGAAAGAAGTAATCGTAAACATATCATCTACATCATTTCCGAGTCAATTCGCAACTGATGCAGAAAAAGCAACCGATGAGTTTGGTCTCCAAGTTGGACAGGCCATACAATACGAGTGGTTCCGCAAGGATGGTAACCAATGTAGATATTACAGCCAATGGCGTGACTTTCACCGCTTGCGTTTATATGCGCGTGGTGAGCAGCCTATTGCTAAATACAAGGATGAGCTTGCTATTGATGGTGATCTATCATACATCAACCTTGATTGGACACCTGTGCCAATCATTCCTAAGTTTGTTGACATTGTTGTCAATGGAATGTCTGACCGTTTATTCAAGGTTAAGGCATATGCTCAGGATGGAATGTCTCAGGCAAAAAGAAACAAGTATCAAGATATGATTGAGAGTCAGATGGTTGCAAAAGACCTTCTGATGAATATACAAGAGCAAACAGGTGTTGATCCATTTGTAATGAACCCTGATGAGCTTCCAAGCACTGACGAAGAGCTATCATTGTATATGAACCTCAACTACAAACCTGCAATTGAGATTGCAGAAGAGGAGGCTATCAATACCATTCTTGATGAGAATAGATATGACAATATTCGTAAGCAGTGTGACTACGACCTAATGACTCTTGGTATCGCTGTAGAGAAGCATGAGTTCCTTCCGGGAGCAGGTGTTCAAATCTCATACGTAGATCCTGCAAACATTGTTTACAGCTACACTGAAGATCCATACTTTAGAGACTGCTTCTATTGGGGTGAAATAAGAACGCTTTCAATTACAGAGCTTTACAAGATTGACCAATCGCTAACGCGTGAGGACTTGGAGCAAATTTCAAAATACAGCCAAAGTTGGTATGACTACTACAATGTAGCTCAGTTCTACGAGAATAATGTTTTTTACCGTGATACGTGCACTCTTCTTTACTTTAACTATAAGACTACTAAAAAAATTGTATACAAGAAAAAAATTCTTGACAATGGAAATACGAGAGTAATTGAGAAAGACGATAACTTCAATCCTCCTGTGGAGATGATGGAAGAAGGTCGCTTTGAAAAAATTGAGAAAACAATTGACGTTTGGTATAATGGTATCATGGTTATGGGTACCAATATCCTACTTAAGTGGGAGTTAGCTGAGAATATGGTTAGACCAAAGTCAGCTACTCAGCACGCTTTACCAAACTATGTAGCTGTTGCTCCACGTATGTACAAAGGTGTTATTGAGTCAATGGTTCGTCGAATGATACCATTTGCTGACTTGATTCAGTTGACGCACTTGAAGCTTCAGCAAGTAATTGCACGTGTTGTACCTGATGGTGTGTTCATCGATGCTGATGGTCTCAATGAGGTTGACCTTGGTACAGGAGCGGCTTACAATCCTGAGGATGCACTCCGACTATACTTCCAAACGGGTAGTGTAATTGGACGTAGCTATACTCAAGATGGTGAGTTCAACAATGCTCGTGTTCCAATCCAAGAGTTAAACAGTAACTCCGGTGCTGCTAAGACACAAATGCTTATTGCAAACTACAACCACTATATGGATATGTTGCGTTCAGTAACAGGTCTTAATGAGGCTCGTGATGGTTCAGACCCTGATCCGCGTGCGTTGATTGGTGTACAGAAGCTTGCAGCGCTTAACTCAAACACAGCTACACGCCATATTCTTGACGGTAGTCTATATATGTTCAAATCAATAGCCGAGGCACTTACGTATAGAATTGCAGATATTCTTGAGTACGCTGACTTTAGAGATGACTTCGCCAATAAGATTGGCAAATACAATGTATCTATTTTAAATGAAATTAAAGACCTATACGTATATGACTTCGGAATTTTCATCGACATCTCTCCAGACGAAGAAGAGAAAGCGCAGCTTGAGCAAAATATTCAAGTTGCTTTATCTAAGGGTGATATTAACCTTGAGGATGCAATTGATATACGCGAGATTAAAAATCTCAAGTTGGCTAACCAACTCTTAAAACTCAAGCGAGTTAAGAAAGAGGAGAAAGAGCAACAGCGTTTAATGCAGACTCAGGCTATTCAAGCTCAACAGCAAGTTCAAATCCAACAGATGGCAGCTCAAACTGCTATGCAGAAGATTCAACTTGAGACTCAGTCTAAGATGCAGATTAAGCAAGCCGAAGTGGCTTTTGAAATTGAGAAGATGAAGAATGAGGCCATTCTTAAGCAGCAATTGATGCAGACTGAGTTTGATATGCAAATGCAACTTAAGGGCGTTGAGGTTGACTCTATGGATAAAAGAGAAAAAGAAAGGGAAGATGCTAAAGCTAAACGTATTAGTCAACAAAACTCAGAGCAATCTAAGTTGATTAATCAGCGAAAGAACAATCTACCACCAATTAGTTTTGAATCCAATGAGGATTCCCTTGATGGCTTTGACATGGCTGAATTTGAGCCACGTTAAAACAATAAAAAATAATATATAACTTTGTAAAAATTAAATCTAATGGAATTTAAAGTAAAAGAAGTAACAGGAATTGTTGAAAAGAGCGCAGCTCAGATTGAAGAGGAATTATTACAAAAGCATGAGGAGAGTTTAAATAACGATCCACCTGTGATTGAAACACCTCCGATTGAGCAGCCGCCAATTGAGACACCTGAGCTAAAAGAAGAAGACGTTCTTTCATATTTGGGAAAAAGGTACAACAAGGAAATCAATTCGTTTGACGAGTTGATGGCTCAGCGTCAGGAAAACGAACCGTTACCTGAAGATGTTGAAGCATTCTTGAAGTACAAGAAAGAAACAGGGCGTGGTATCCAAGACTACTTAAAATTGCAAGAAGACTTTGATTCCATGAATCCTGATAAAATGCTAAAGCAATACCTCATGGCTACAGAGGTTGGTCTCGATGAGGACGACATTGATGCCATGTTGGAAGAGTTTGCTTATGATGAGGATCTAGATGATGACTCTAAAATTAAGAAAGCTAAGATTGCTAAGAAAAAGGCTATTGCTAAGGCCAAGGATTACTTCACATCTGAAAAGGAGAAATACAAACAACCTCTTGAGTCAAGGGGAAGTACAATTGCTTCTGAAGAGAAAGAAGAGTTTGAGGCGTATAAACAATACATACAACAAGCTAAAACCCTAGAGGAGGAAAATGGTCGCAAACGTGATTGGTTCCTAAAGAAAACTGATGAGGTGTTTAGTCAAGAGTTCAAAGGTTTTGAGTTCAATATTGACGACAAGAAAGTGGTTTTCTCTCCCGGTGACGCAACAGAGCTTAAGA